CGTTCCAAAAATCTATCGCTGCCTTTCTACCCTGAGGGATCATGAACTCCTCGAAGTCAACCAGGGCTTGCTCTCTGATCTTGTTAGTGATCACACCAAGGCTAGCTAACAGAGTTTCGTCTGATTCTTCCGACATTAACCAGGACTCAATTTTTCTTTGAGTTCTTAGCGGAATCCAGTAAGTATAAATTAGCAAGTAAAGCCCAAAGCTCAAGACCCAAACAAGTGCGAATATTTCGTCCGTCATTAGTCACCAATCCCAAAGACCTTATCTAATCCAGTTACGGTTAAAATTGTAGCAATCAAAATATCCAGGGCATCGGTGTCTTCTGTAGTTTTACCAGTTGCTAATAATTCGTCAACATCAGTACCAAAAACTTTAGATAAAGCAGCATCACCTACTACAAAAAATGAACCTAATATTATACCAGGGGGAAGGTTTAGATCATCTACAACAAAATTGGGTATAGTTTCTGCAGTAGTGATTGCATATGACAGAGCTTTAGCTGTATTATTAACTTTTGTAAATAATACCCACCCTATAGCTGTTATTAGTGGTGCAAAAGCCTCAATAACGTTGCTGAGAGCAACAAGCGATCCACTAGGCAACTGTTCTCCAGGCTTTCTAAAATGTTTAACCAGGGCAGCTATACCAAAAGCGAATATGTACGGAAAGAATTTTTTTAATGTCTCTATAGTGTTCTTAACGGTTTCTGGATCTAACTCCTCTAAAGTAGGCTCCCCGTTTCCATTGACAGGTTCTCCATTGAACCGAAAGCCTCCGCCACCGAAATCCTCTAGTTCGAGGACCATTAACCAACTTGCCTAATTCCTTCAAGGATCATTACTGCAGCCAGGAGAAAACGCATTAGCATTTGCTCCAGGTTATAATCTTCGTACATTATTCCCTGGTTATCTCACCAGTTAGATTAAAATAAACATCATAATCAGATCCAGCACCTCTTTGTCCACTAATTATAATTTCAGTATATGCTGGAATGTGTAGTGTAAGAGGGTTCCCAGTTCCAGCTGCACCTGATCCCGAAGGGTTGTTATTGGCCTGTTCAACAATTACCGAGCCATTCATTTCTATTTTATAGATTAAATCTGCCCCAGTTACATCTAGGGTCTGAACTTGTAGATCTACTACTGCATAATAATTACCAGTTGTGAATTCTAAGCCTTTAGCAAAACTTCCACTAGTAACAGTGATAGCACCCGAATAAGCATAAGCAAAATCGCCATTAATTTCTAAAGCCTGAGCTGGACCAGTAAAACTTCCGCCTACTGGATTGCCTGCACCGCCGATTATAGCCATGCTGATCCTATGGGGCGTAAGTGATTGATACTGCTACGTCTACTGTTTCCGCTGTTGTGCAACTTACCGAGAAGTCTATCTGGTTACCTGGTATGATATCAAAGATACCTGCAGAATTCTCAACTACAACGGGCATGCCGTTGTTTCCGTCAAGTGGTCCTGCTGCTTGGTTCGACCAGGAAGGTCCTCCAAATATCTGCTGTACTGATACACCATCTCCTGCAAACTTGAAAACACTGCAGCCATCTGTGGCGCTAGTGTGATCAGGTGAGCATGACATACTGATTCTTACAACTTTATTCATTCCTTCTGGGTTGGTTGTGCTTTGCGAACTCCCGAGTAGTTGACTGATTGCTGTAAATGTACCAGCTGTCAATGAACTGCCTGCAAGAGTGTAGGTTCGTGTTTGTAGTCCTGCCATTTTTTATCTCCTTATATTTTGAAGTATAGTTTTGTTCCACCTAGTTTTACACTGGGGAACCATTTTCTTGCTAATCCACCTGCAGTCGCTAAAACGATTGCAGAGGATAGAACTGCCTTACCACTTTTGGACATGGCCAGGTCAATTGCGTTTTTGGATAATGTACTAAATGCACTGTTTAAGTTACCGTCAAGGGTGTCCTTGATAACTCCTCCAGTTCTTATTGTTCCTGCTCCAACTGCTGTTCCCTGGTTTAGGTAGTTTGCGACTGATAAACCTGCAGCCATTCCAGTAACGGAAGGATGCGGCATTGCTGGTCTTCTTCGTGCCATATTCTTTCTCCTTGATCTTGTGCCAGTATAGGCCCTTCGAGCGGTTTTACGACGCTGCCCTTTTCGGGTGGAGGTTTTTCTACGGCGAGACGCATCGTAGGATTTCTTAGATATGAGCTTACCATCTCTAAAATACATCCTACGTCCATTCGCACCTTTACGGGTATAGAGTCCCACTGGCATATACTCACATATGAGTAGGGCTTATAAATTGAGTAGGCCACAAAATGTTATATAGCGAAAGCAGCGTAGCATAACAGATATGAGCTTAGCCAAAGACAAGAAGTATAGCCTGGGCACGCCATCTTTGATGCGTGGCCTTGAGAAAGGACAGGAGTGCGAAGTAAAATTCCTCACTGATCCAAAGCCTGTGGAAACAGAGCACGGTAGTAAATTTGATATTCAGGTGATGTTACTTTCTCACCCACATATCCAATACGCTTCTCCTCCTCTTCCGAAAGATGGACTGAGGCTTACCTGGAGAACTAACTGTCACGTTGTGAGAGTTACCATAATGGATCTCTTTATGAATGAAGTTGAAGAGTTCCAAAAGGATTGGTACGATTGCACCTGGACAATCTCCTGCAGAGAGGACGGAAACATATGGGTGGAAGCATGAACTGTCCAGAATGTGACGGTACCGTCTGGCAACATCCTGTTTCTAAGGATTTCCTTCTACCTATCCTTTGGTGTGAAAATTCTGAATGTGGATGGTCCTTCAAATGAAACACAAGTGCACAATATGTAAGGTAGAACCAACCTTCAATAAATATCGGACTATTTGTATAAAGTGTAAAAAGCGACCTAACATGAATCCAAAAATGGTACGTGCTCTATTTGGTAGACTATGAAGCGACGCTGCAATATCTGTCTGCAGTCAAAGAACCATCTTAAGACAGATAAGTTCAACAATGAAGTAACAGTGTGTTACGAATGCCAAGGGATCCTAACCAAAATAATTAAGCAAAATTGGATTACCATATAGCTTTACAACCAAAATCCGTTAAAGAGACAAGAAGGACTAGAAGATGAGGTGGGGTAGGATAGGGTATAAAAGGTGAGTTTTGGCCGTAGGGAGGCGCTGTAGGGCCGTTATTTGGCGTTGCAGCGCCTAGTCAAACCCGAACTTGCCGTGTACTAGCTTGGCAACTTTTTTGTTGTCCTGGTTATCTGCAGCTTTTTGTATAACTGGGATCAACTTGGACGCTGCAGCTTGAACATACCAGGGTTGATCCTTTAATTCTTCAGTCATACTATGCAACAAAGACAGCTGAGAGCCTTCCTCCGTACCGCTCAATTTCTGGGCAGCATTCCCCATAGCACCGTTCCAAAAATCTATCGCTGCCTTTCTACCCTGAGGGATCATGAACTCCTCGAAGTCAACCAGGGCTTGCTCTCTGATCTTGTTAGTGATCACACCAAGGCTAGCTAACAGAGTTTCGTCTGA